AAGTCTAGAGAGCTTTTAGCAAACAAACAGATAGATAAAGAAATTAATTTTACCGATTTTCAAAATCTTTACGCAAGTTATAAAACTAATCAATTTAGACTAAGCCGAGGTGGATACCACCAAGATTTTGGCTTACCTCCAATTACAAAAAATAAACAAGCTGTAGAAGAATCATTAAAAACTCTTATAGCAAAAGCAGCCCAAGAAGGTGTAGATAAAATTGTTATCCCACCAGCAGAAAGAATTGCTTATGCAAGGGGTAGAGATATTGACTTTAATAATAAAGGCGATAGGTTTTATCGAACTTATGTTTCAGACCTAGATAAAGCTTTAAAAGACCTTGAAAAAAATTATCCAGTTAAAGTTCATAGAGATGTAGAACTCCCTTACGAAAATAAGGAACGGATGATAGATGAGACAGAAGCTACTGCTAATTTTTATGAAGTTGCAAGAGATTTTATACAGGAAAATCTTATAGAGTACGAAGGTATCAGTATCCCCCAAGATATAGATTTAGAAGTCCTTAATCGTGCAGCAGATAAAGAACGTTCCTTCTCTCCTTTGTCTGCTGAAGAAGATGCAGCATTTCGAACATTTGCAAAACATAATCAAATATCTTTAGATGAAGCAGGTGGTGCTTTTGATAATTGGTTCGATGGCCAACTTCGACACTTACAAGGAATAGACGGGTTTGATAAGATACAAGAAAGTTTGTCTACTCAAGTTTCTAATAAAGGTATAATCTTAGATGTCTCGAAATTAGTAGATGAATACAAAGTAGAAGAACCAAGACAATTTGCCGAAGGCGGTTCCGTCAGACCTAAGCTAAGACCAGGTTCAGATAGAAGAATTTCTCCTAAACCTCGTCTAAGACCTGACCCAGAGAGACAGTACGGTTTAGCTGAAGTAGAGGCAAGAGCTGACTTTGATCCTGCCATGCATTGGAATCCTATTGCTCGTTTAGGTTTTACAGGTTTTTCTTCTGACAAGACTGGTAAGGGTAATGAAGTATTCCCACCAGCTTTTTATTTTCCATCTGAGATGTCTAAAAAGAGAGCTATTGAAAGAGCTATTGCTAATGAAATCCCTTACAATAAAGCTTTAACAGTAAAGCCTGATGATATTTATATTGCCCCTGAACTAGCTAATAAACGTGTCTGGGCACATGAAATGACTCACAGAGGTTTTGATAGAATTATTGAGAGTATCAATAACCACCCTGAAGGCCCATCTGCAGGTATTAAAGAATTTAAAGATAAATACGGGGACGATACTTTTAGGCTTCTTACTGCAAGAACATCCAAAAGTCACGAAGGTATTGTTGAAATGTTTGACGACTTGGAGGATTCTGTTCTTAGAGAAGCCCCTGAAAAAGAGTATTTAGATGACTCTAGTGTAGATGAAATCAAACGTTTTCAAAGAACTATCAAAAGGAAGCCTGAAGATAGGTGGCAGATAAACAAAGATAAGTATAGACCTTATATTAAGTTAATGGAAGCTGCCCAAGACATGCTTACAAAATCTGGAGAGCCACCAAAGTCTCCTGACTATGAAGAATCTATATTGGATAAGCTACGTATAAAACTAGGATTTGCCGAAGGAGGCACAGTAGATATGAATCAACAAATGAGTTTTGCATTCGAGGACGGTGGTCTTCGTGACGATGGAATGAGACAAGACCCTGTATCGGGTAATGAAGTACCTTCAGGTTCTATGGCTAGTGAAGTACGTGATGATATCCCTGCACAATTATCTGAAGGAGAATACGTAGTTCCTGCTGATGTCGTCAGATACTACGGTGTAAAATTCTTTGAGGATTTACGAGATAATGCAAAAATGGGCTTGCAAGATATGGAAGCTCGTGGTAGAATTGGTGGTGAACCTGTTCCTGCTGGTGGTCCTACAAATAATGATGAACTCAGTGCAGAAGAAATGTCTGCTATAAAAGAGATGATGGGTATGAATGTAGGCGGTTTTGTAGATACCCCTATGTATAATGAAGATCCCTATGCACAACAGCAATCTCAATACACTGTACCTATGCAAATGAACAGAGGTGGCCCTGTCAGAGGATACCAACCTGGTGGTGGTGTAACAGCACAAAATGACGTATCTTCAAAAACTATGGAAGATTATTTCTTAAAAGCTGCTAACTTAACAAGTCAAAATAAGTGGATGATGCCTTTAGGCTCTACGATATTCCCTGATGCAGATACTGGTAAAACCATTTTTGAACCTACAAATCCAACTCCAGCTGAAACTCTAATTTATTTGTATGGACCAAATGGAGAAGTTAGAAGCTTTACATCTCCTTTAAGTGATGCTGACAAGAAAATCTATGAAGACTTAATTGCACAAGGCTACACTACAGAAAAACCTGAAACACTATTTGAGCCAGAGCAAATGGGATCTGGAGATGATGGTGGTGGAGAACCTCCAGAGACAGACCCTAATGGTTGGATGAATAAGTTTGATTACACATTTAATAAAGATGGTACAGGTTTTAAAAATCTAGCTGATCAAACTTCTAATCTGTTGTCCAAAGTACCAATTGGTGGTGCAATAGGTGTTATGGCTAATGGTATGAAAGCAGCTCAAGCTGCAGCTAACATTATTATTATGAAAGCTAATGGTCAAGAAACACAAGCCAAAATATTGGAAGAAGAATTAAGACGATTTACAAAGGGAACTGGTTTAAGTCTATTACCTGATGAATTGATAAATGGTGATCAGCTAGCTAAGTCTATCATGTTAAAACATACTAATCTAGCTAGAGCTAATGCTACAGACCTTAATGGTAAACCTCTATTTAAGAGTGAAGAAGACTTTAGAAACCATATGAGTAAGGTACTTCCAGAGACAGTATCTAGCCCAGGCTTGTCTGGTACAACTGCAGAGTCTAAAGCTGAGGTTGATAAAGAAATAGAAGTAATGTCTCAGCAGGTTAAACCTTCATCTAACAGTGATGATGTACCAAGCCACGCTGAAATTATGGAAGCTCACTATGGAGCAAACTGGTCAGACACTCAAACTGCTGCTCAGAGTCAAGCTTCAGAAGAAGCTACACAAGGCATTGGCAGTCCAACAGGTGGTTGGACACCACCAGGTTTTGACTTTGGTCAAGGTGCTGCAAAAGGCGGCTTAATGAAAGCACCTAGATCAAAAAAGAAAACGAGGAAGTATAATAAAGGCGGACTCGCAGGTAAGAAAAAATAAGGCTACCCAGCTACGGCTGGCCCCAACATAAGGAGAATGTAAATGCCTGAACTAGCAGAAGTAGAAACACCAAAGACAGCAGGGTTTGTTGATCGAGGCTATAACTACGAGAAAAAACGTAAACGTATGGAAGATGAAGAAGAGGAGATAAAGAAACTTGAAGCTCAACAACGTGGTGAACTTGAAGACGAAGAAGAGTCAGAAGAAATTACCAAAGCGGAAGAGACCGATACAGAAGTTGAAGAAGCAACGTTATCTCCAGAAGAAAAATCTTTTAAAAAACGATATGGTGATCTAAGACGCCACATGCAAGAAAAAGAAAAGGAGTGGAACGAAAAGTTCGAAGCCTTTGAAAAACGCATGAAAAAAGAAGCTGTCACTCCTCCTAAGTCTGATGAAGACATCGAAGAGTGGGCAAAGCAATATCCAGACGTAGCAGGTATTGTAGAAACTATTGCTGCTAAAAAAGCTCAAGAAATGTTTAGCAAAGCAGATGCTAGACTAAAGGAGCTGGACGAGGCACAATCAGAAGCACAACGAGTAAAAGCAGAAAATCAAATTCGTAAATCTCACGAAGATTTTGATGAGCTTAGAGCTTCTGATGAATTCCATAACTGGGCTGAAGAACAGCCTAAGTGGGTACAAGATGCACTATACGAAAATGCAGATGATCCTGCATCAGTAGTACGTGTTATTGATTTGTACAAAGTAGATAAAGGTCTTACTAAAACTGCAAAGAAAGCTAAGGCCAAAGATGCAGCTTCTACAGTTACAAAACGTAGTAAAACGTCTGTAGATGTAGATGATGCAAATGATGTAATTCGTGAATCAGATGTAGCAAAAATGTCAGACAAAGAGTTTGAAGCTAAATCTGAGGAAATTAACAAAGCTATCCGTTCGGGTAAATTTGTTTACGATGTGTCTGGCAGTGCCAGATAAGCTGTTGACAATTAAATAATCAACAGTATAACTATGAGTATAATAACAAAAGCCTCTTTACGACTACCTTTTGTTTAACTCAATTTCATAAAAGTCTAAACCATAAAAGAACTACCTGTTCAAGTATAGGCCCATTAAGTACTCACTAGCGCAAGTGGGTACTTTTTGCACCCTAGAAAAATAACAGCCTCTTTCAGGTGTTTAGCTTTGTAACCCGAAGCCAAATATCAGGAGGATTTAATTATGGCATTCGCAAAGGCGGCGGGACACGGAAATTTACCTAATGGTAATTTTAGTTCTGTCATTTATTCCAAAAAGGTGCAGCTCGCCTTTAGAAAGAGCACAGTAGTTGGTGATATTACTAACTCTGATTATTTCGGTGAGATCAGTGCCCAAGGTGATACAGTGCGTATCATCAAAGAACCTGAGATTTCGGTCAGCTCTTATGCTCGTGGTACACAGATCACAGCACAAGATTTGGACGATGAGGATTTCTCTCTAGTCGTTGATAAGGCTAACTATTATGCCTTCAAGATCGACGATATCGAAGAAGCCCACTCACACGTAAACTTCATGGACCTTGCTACCAACCGTGCGGCATACCGTTTGGCTGATCAGCATGACCAAGAAGTTCTAGGTTACCTAGCAGGTTACAAACAAACAACTCTGCACACAGCAGCAGATGATGAACGTGACTTAGCTTCTGATGTTAACGGTGTAAAAGCTGTTACAACTGCAGGTAATGACGAATTGCTTTCTTCAATGAAACTAACTCGTCCAAACTTTGGTAACTTAGAAACAGCAGGTTCAACAGGTGACTCTATTCCTGTTGGTGCTCGTCTACCAGGTGCAACAGACCTACCAAGTGGTTACGTATCACCTAACATGATCGTAGCTCGTATGGCTCGTCTACTTGATCAACAACAAGTTGATAAAAACGGTAGATGGCTTGTAGTTGATCCAGTATTCATGGAAATTCTACGTGACGAAGATTCACGTCTTCTAAACGCAGACTTCGGTGAATCAGGTGGTCTACGTAATGGTCTAGTCATCAACAACTTGCATGGCTTCCGTATCTATCAGTCTTCTAACCTACCTTCACTAGGTACAGGTGCAGATACTGTAGATGGAACTGCACAGTCATCTAATGCAGGTATCATTGTTGGTGGTCATGACTCAGCAGTAGCAACTGCAGAGCAGATCAGTAAGACTGAAACATATCGTGACCCTGACAGCTTTGCTGACATTGTTCGTGGTATGCACCTATACGGCAGAAAGATTCTTCGTCCAGAAGCAATCACAACTGCTAAATACAACTTGGCATAAGAGGAGGATTAACTTATGGCTAAATCTACTTCTTTGCTTTCAAAAGCAGTAATGGTTGAGAAGGAAGTTGAACTTCCAACTACAACTGGTACAGTAACAGGTCCAACTGTTGGAGCAGGTACTCTTGTTCTAGCAGCTGGTGTTGAGTTGATTGATGCAATGGACTCAGCAGATTACGATGTTACAATCACTGATGGAACAACTACATTTATGGCTGCTACAGCTGTAGACAGTGGTTCTGCAGGTGACTTCGCATTCGGTACTCAAACACAGGGTATCGTTGCATCAGAAGACACAATTGATGTAACAGGTACAGCTACTGCTTCTCCAGCAGCAACAGTGACAGCTCGTGTATGGGCAATCGTTGTTGATGTTAACGAAGCAACAAAGGGTGCTGACGAGGTATCTCGTGACTACCTAGCATAAAAAACTTTGGGGCTGGCCTAGTGCTGGCCCCATTGTATTTATCATAAAGGATATTAAAATGGCTATTACAACAGCAATGTGTAACAGTTTTAAGTCAGAACTACTTCAAGGTCTTCATGACTTTACTAGTGACGTTATTAAAATTGCACTTATTAAGGCTTCTCCATCAGGTACGTACGGTGCTGCAACAACTAATTATTCAGATGTAACAGGTAACTCTGATGAGGCTTCTGGTACTGGCTATACTCCAGATGCTGAAACTTTAACAACAGTTAGTGTTACTTTAGATGCAAGTGGTACTGCTTATGTAGACTTTGGCGATGATGCTGAGTGGACCTCTGCTACAATTTCTGCAGACGGTTGTCTTATCTACAATGAAACAGCTTCAGACAAAGCTATTGCAGTAATTGATTTTGGTGGAACTAAAACTTCTACTAACGGTACATTTACAGTTCAATTCCCAACACCTGGTCCTACTACGGCAATTATTCGTATCGCTTAATAAAGGTTTACTTTAATGGCTTTTGTTGTAAAAGACAGAGTAAAACAATCTACAACTACAACTGGTACAAGTGATCTTGTTCTTAGTGGTAGTGTAAGTGGCTTTCAATCATTCTCTAATGCTTTAGCAGATGGTGACACTACATACTATGCTCTGTTTGAAGTTAGCACTAACGAGTGGGAAGTAGGTGTAGGTACGTGG